TGCTGCTGGGTGCGCCCTTGCCGCCGCCCCCGCCGCTGACGCTCACAGTCTCGGCAAAATCGGACGCCCAGATCACCTGCCCGCCAAGACGCATCCGGCCATAAGTCTGCGGCAGAGGTTCACCTTCACCCACGCTGGAGAGGCGGAAACGATCGACCCGCCCCGTTTCAACCGCTTCGGATCCCTGACCCAGAAGGTTCTGGTCAATGACCCGGCCAATCGTCGCTCCGACCGCGCGGCCGATCACTGCGGTCGAAAGCCCCGCAAAGGTGCCTCCGATTGATCCACCGACCGCCGCGCCGACTGCGGAAAGTACTATCGTCGCCATCAGTTGGCCTCCTTGGGAAATTCAAATCTCGCGACGACCCGGCGGCGCCACGGCATACTCAGCGGGCTCTCGATGACCCCGTAGTTGGAATAGGCGTGCACGAAACTCGCCGCCGGCCCGATCCGCCCCGCCACCCCGAGGTGCTTGGCCACGGCTCCGGCCCGCATGCGGAAAAGCAGAACATCGCCCGGTGCCTCATCTTCCACATCCTTGGGCGACAGATGCCGCAAGGCCGCAGCCCAAAGCCTTTCTTCGCCCTGTGGTTCCGACCAGTCCCGCGTGTACGCAGGAACCGCTTCGGGTTCGCTGCCATAAACGGCGCGCCAGACGCCCCGCAAAAGGCCGAGGCAATCGCTGCCCGCACCTTTGGCCGAGGCCTGATGCACATAGGGCGTCCCAATCCAGCTGCGTGCCTCGACGACGATCTGATCCTGCTGATCGGTCATCTGCGGCTCCCGCCGGTGTTGGCACCGGTCGATTTCGGCACGGCCAGGACCCAGTCTTCGCCGGGAACATCGGGAAACCCGCGAAAGTTGGCATAATTGTTGAATTTGGTCCGGCAGGTATCGCCACGTTTGTCACAGCCCACCGTCAGCCGCACCATCGTGCCCGGATCAAGCGTGCTGCGCACCGCTTCCCAAAGCTCGATCACGCGAAATCCATCGTCGTACCTGTCCTGCTTGATCATGCCCCAAAGGCCCGCAGCCGGACCGTTGAGGACTTCCAGACGCCCGCGGGAAAACCAGCCCGCAGCAAAATCGGTGTAGTTCTCCCAGCGAAAAACCCGCGACTGCTTGGTAAATTCAATCGGCACATCGGCAAAGAATCCCGGCTGCAACACGTCGAATTTACAACTGCCATCGCCAAGAACTGCGGCGCAGGGTTTCTGGAACACCCGGCCCAACGGGCGATTGAGCGCTTCGGTCAAACCGCGCAACTCCGCCCGGAAACCGCCGTCGGCACGGGTCATCTCGCCGATCGTGCCGCGGAACTGCAACCACCGCTGCGAGACATCCCGCCAATTGACCAGCCATGCACGCACCTCCGCCTCGTCAAAACGCCCGCGTTCTATTTCATCTTCGCGAATGGACAGATCGCTGAGCGCGCCCAGAGCCTCGGTGTTGTCGACCGAAAGCCCCGTGCTCTGGGCCAGTGACACGGCACTCAGTCCGGTGTCGGCGCGAAACCGGATTCCTTCGAATTCCAGATCATTGTCATGATCGGTAAACCCGAGCACAACACCATCCTTCCGGGTGATCGCCCATGCATGGGCAACTGTGGTCAGGCCACTCTTGAGATGGGCCTGCAGGTCCTCGTTCATCTGTGGCATCAGAAACGCACCTCCACGATCGGAACCGTCGGTACATCGCCCGCCTTGAAGCTCGCGACACTTGTCTGGATCCGGTCGGTGTCAAAGCGCACCGGTACGTCGAACTCGAAACCCGCCGTGATGGCGACATCCGGCGCGGGCGGAGTCGCAAAGCTGACAATGCCGGTGGTGTCATCCACCGAGAAATCCGTCCCCTCGACCACCTCGGTTCCGTCAACGGCAACAAGGCAAGTCCCGGCCACCGGTTTCTTGATCGGGCGGACATAGCTGTGATTGCCCGAGGTATAGGTCTTTACCAGGCCAAATTCTGTCTGGGCACCGTCGCCCATGCCAATCGCCTGATCGAGCGCCGAAAGGTCCTGCGATGGTTTGCAGGACCGGTAATCGGACCAGTCCTTCCACCGGAAGGCGTAAAGTTGGCCAAAGCGCGCTTCAAAGAAAGCGATCATCAATTCCACATCATCCAGCGAGCGCATGCCCACACCGGCATCGTATCTGCGGCGCGAATGCGCCCAGGGCGCGTTGCGTTCCTCAAAACCATTGCTGATGGTGACGACGTCGGTGCGCCGTTCCGGTCCACCGACCGAGCCAAAACTCAGGGCAACGGGAAATCTGACTTCGTGAAATTGCATGGGTGTGCTCCCTTCTGGTTTATCGGTTGCGTTGACCGCGCCCGAGTGCGCGCGTCATCTGGGCTGCAATCTGCCCTTGGCTGCGTTGGAAACCCTGCACGTCCGGCGTGGTGACATTCATGATGATTGTCTGGCCACCGCCTCCCGCACCGCGCACTCCAAGTTTGCCATCGGCCCCGCGGGCCAGCGGCATGATCGCTTCGGGGCCGGCCTCGCCCATCACCCCCATCCCGCCGCGCATTCCAAAGGGTGTCGCTCCGCTGACGATTCCGCCGGTGGCAAAGGGCATCACCCGACCCTGACTGAAAGGCGCGCCATCCGCGAAGGGCAGGATGCCGCTGACCAGATTGCCCACGCCCTGCGCCAGCAAGCCGCCGAATTGATCGGTCACCGGGCGAATGGCCGCGTTGTAGGCGGTGTTGACCATCGAATTGGCCACGGAGTTCAAGGCATCCGAGAGGCTTTCTCCGTCAAAGATCAACCCGTCAAAGGCCCGCTTCAAGCCGCGGCTCATGCCGCGTTCGAGCACGGCGATGTCCTTGCCGGTCGATTCCAGCGAGGTCTGCATACGCCGCAATTCGCTGTCGAACCCCGACACCAGCGTGCTGGTCTGGCCGAGCGTGTCGTTCAGACCCTCCGCACGTATTTCAAGGTCGTCAAATCCGCTGTCTTCGCTCATACCCATCGTCCTTTTGTTCGGTGTCCGGATAGGCCGCCATCAAAGCCTCCAACCCGGTGCTCAGGAGCGGTCCGGACTTGCCCGGATCACCCAGCATCAATTGCAGTTCGGCCGGTGTCAGCGACCAGAATTCTTCCGGCTTGAGACCCAGACCACGCAGTCCGGCCCGCAACAGCGCCGGCCAGTCGAGGCTGCTCATTGCGCGGGCACCATGAACGCCCGCGCCAGAAGCTCGGCTGCCGCACGTGCGGCGGCCATCGGACCGCCGCCGATCTCGGCATGGGCCAGTTCTTCGGCACCCACGTCGCAGCGCCCGCCCTGCAATCCGGCTTCGAGCAGCGACAGAACATCGCGACTTGAAAAGCGGTTGCCTTCGAACCTTTCGACAAGCGCCACCAGAGACCCCTCGCCGAGTTTGGTTTCCAACTCCGCCAAAGCGCCAAGCGTCAACCGCAACACATGCTCGCGTCCGTCAAGGACCAGCGCGACATCGCCCCTCCAGGGATTTGCCATGATCAGATCGCCGTAAAGGTCAGGTTACCGGCGCTGGCCAGCGACAATTCATAAGTCGCCTCGCCGTTGTGACTGCCGCCGTATTCGATCGACGTGACCTGAAACGGGCCCTCGACGATGCCAAAATCCGGGATAACGACCTGAAATGCCGGCGCTTCTCCGTCGAAGAAGAGCTGACGCGCACGCTCGTCGGTGTCCGCGTCGCGAAACACGCCGGAGCCGCTGATCGACACGGACCGCACGCCCGCACCGGAGAGCAACTCGCGCCAACCGCCCTGGCTCTCAAGGCTGGTCACATCGATGGTCTCGGCGTTGAAGCTGACACGCGTCGCGCGCAGGCCTGCTAGCGTGGTAAACTGGCCATCAGCCGCCATATCGACCTTGATCAGAAGGTCTTTTCCGTTTTGAGCCCCCATGGGTTCTCTCCTCAGTTAAGTGTGAATGGGCTAAGCGTCGCTGACGCGCGCCCGGAACCGCAGCCGGATTTCACGTCCGGCATTGGCATCGATCCGACGCGCTTCGGCCCGCTCAAATCGCAAAAAGATGAGGCGCCCGCGCGCCAGCGCAAGATCGGCACCATGCAGGGCGTCCGACACTGCTGCGGCCACGGCCTTCGCCCCGGCAAACCCCGACTGCGAGGTAAAGACCGACACATCGATACTGTGCAGGGCCCCGTCCCCGGTCTGATCGGATGCATCGCGCACCCGCTCACGGCCTAGGCTCACATAAGTTTCGGGCAGGGTGCCGCTCGGCAAGGCGTCATAGACATCGCTTCCGATCAGGGCAGTCAGCGCCGCGTCGCCGCTCAATGCGCTGTAAATGGCGGCCTGAAGCGCGCCTGACATCGCATAGCTCATACCGCGACCTCCTCGGTTGCGAAACACGCAAGGTAGCGGCCATCGACGTCATCTTCGGCCACGGCCTGAATAACGAAAACCCGGCTGCCCTCGCGGAACCGTTGCTCCGGTTTGGGACGATCAGGCGCGCCGTAAGGGGCCGCGCGCAGCACGATCCGGTAGTTCATCGCGGAAATCGCTTCTCCCGCCTGTCCGGTTTCACGGCCTGTGCGAGAGGTGATCTGCGCCCAGATCACACCCAGTGGCTGCCAGGTCTCGATGTACCCGCCTGCCCCATCGGAAAGACGCTCCGGGTTCTCGAGGATCAACCGTCGGTTCAATCGGGGTGCGGTCATCACAGACCTCCCACGCCAAGGCGCATCACCCGGTAGCGTTCGATCAGGCTGGTGACCCCGAATGGCATGCAGCCGTCGCTGAGTGACGTATCATGGCGGTATTCGTAGTAGTGTGCCGCCAGCAGCAGCACCGCCTGTTGCAGATCCGCAGGCAGGTTTGACCATACGGGATCGTATCCGGCGATGAACTGGATCTGAACCGAGCCATTGGCCGGAATGACGGGCAGCATCGCACCTGTCGCACGCAATCTCGGGCGCTGGCTGTCTCGCTCCAGCCAATAGCTGGTGGCCGGCACGTCGGTTTCTGTTCCGTCGCGCGCAATCACCGCCACACGTGTCAAGGCGGCAACCGGCGCCACCGGCAGCGGTTGCGCATCCAGGCCGCGCCATTCGGTCAACGTCCAGCTGAAACTGCGCGCAAACAACGCCTTGCCGGTCCGGGCTTCGATGGCGGCCAACGCGGCCCGCAGAAATCCGGCAATGACTTCATCCTGCGCGCTCTCCTGACCAAAGCCTGTGCCCAGTCGCAGATGCGCTTTGAAGTCTTCGACCGGGAGCGCCGAACCCGGCACCGTCGTCTCTTCGATCAACATCATGGAAACTCTCCAAAAATCTTGCTCCCAGGGTCTCGAAAACCCGGCGCGCGCCTATCTGCATTGCTCGGTCGGAGGGGAGCAGCTAGACAATACAAACGTGTCGGACACGCGCCGGATCCCGGTGCCGGCAAGCCAAGGCTCGGGCACCGCTTCGTCACCTCCCTCAGGAAGTGGCGAATTTCAGGAGCTTGATCGCCGCGAAATCGCTCACGTCTCCGCCGACGCGTTTGGTCGCGTAAAACAGGACATTGGGCTTAGCGCTGAAGGGATCGCGCAGAACCCGCAGGTCCGGACGTTCCGCGACGGTGTAGCCCGCTGCAAAGTCGCCGAAGGCGATGGCATCGGCACCGGACGCGGCATCCGGCATGTCCTCGGCCACCAGAACCGGGTAACCCATCAGGCGCGCAGGTTCGGAAGCGGCAAGGCCATCGGACCAGAGGAAACGTCCGTCATTGTCCTTGAGCTTGCGGATCAGACCGGCCGTCTTGGAGTTCATCACGAAGGTCGCATTGGCGCGGTATTCGGCACCCAGCGCGTAGACCACATCAATCACCGCATCTGCGGTCACTCCGCCGTCAACGCCGGTCGGCACATAGCCCAGATTGCCCCAGGCCCAGACATCATTGTCGACGCTGGAGTGGGTCAGGAAGCCCTTGGGCTTGTCGACGCCGTCGCCATTGACGAAGGCTGCGGCCTCGGCCCGGGCGAACTTGTCGGCGATCCGGCCTGCAAGCCAGCCTTCGATGTCAAACGCGCTGTCATCCAGCAGACGCTGCGATGCCTTGGGCAAAGCGCTCAATTCGTGCAGCGGAATGGTAATGCGGTCGATCTGGGGGGTGGCCCCTTCGGTCGTCGCAGCCGTTTCGGTTGCCCAGCCAGCGCCCACGTCGGTGTGGTCGACCAGAACGTCATAGGACGTCGCTTCGACGTTGACGACGGCTGCGACCGAACGGATCGAGGCTGTCGAATTCAGAACCGATTTCACCCGATCCGCTGTTTGCGGATCCACAAGGTAACCGCCATCGGAATTCACCGCTGTGGAAAGAGACTTGACGTCCATCTCCAATCCCCGCAGCGCATCGTCATCACCCGAGCGCAGATAGGCATTGAACGCTTTTTGATGTGGCGCACCAGCATCGGCAGCACCCCCGAGAGGCGTGCGTTGAGAGATAAGAGTTTTACGGTCCAGCATGTTCAGTCGCTCTTCTGTTTGTTGAAGTTTTGTGTCAATTTCGGTTTGGAAGGTTTTGAAATCAGTGACAAAGCCGGTCACGGCCTGTTTGACCTCCTCGGCGGGGGACAAACCCATCCCGCCCGCCGCCTGTGCTTCGGTCTTGCTCATGGCAAATTCCTCAAATTGGTTGTTCGACGCCGGGCGATTGCCCGACCCCAACGGAAGGTGCGCGTTAGCGGCGCGCCAGATCAGTCCGCGCACCCGCAAAGGCGGCGGCCATTTCACGCAGGGAGCGGTCGAGATCGGATTGCTCCGATTTGCCCGCAACCCGCGCGCTCGGAAGCATCGGGAAGGTCACGAGCGACACCTCCCAAAGCTCCAATTCAGTCAAGAGCCGCTGGCCCTCGGCGTTTTTCGTGGCTTTCTTGGTCCGGTAGCCGATCGACAGGCCGTCGATGGCGCCCGCTTCGATCAAGGCCGCGGCCTCACGGCCTCTGGCCACCGAGTCGAGCAGACGACCCTTGACCCACAGGCCGCGGCTGTCCTCGCGCACCTCGTCCCAGATCCCGATCGGTTGGGCCGGGTCGTGCTGCCACAGCATCTTCACCTTGGCGCCCTTGGCCACCAGCGCGTCCAGCGACGCCTTGTAGGCCCCTGCCTTGACGACATCATTGCCCTGATCCACCGCACCAAAAAGGCTGGCGTATCCGCTGATCACGTGGCCATCCTGCACGTCCAGCGCGTCTCCAAATCGGGCGAACTTGCGCTCGAGCCCATTGTCATAGTCCATGTCGTCTCTCCTCACATGATGCCGCATTGCCGCCGGGTCTCATGGGACCACCGTCAGTATTGATTGCAGCGCTTGCGCCAATATCATCGCAACCACCCCGTAAACCGTTATCCACAAACGTTTTTCCAAACGCTCCATCATTTCCTCGATGCGGTCGAGCCGCCGGGTCATATTGGTGTTGTGTATCTCCGTGACCCGCTCGTGAGCCTGCAGACGCAGGCCAGGCGCGCATTCGAACCGCTCAAATCCCGGATCACTCATCGGCACTCACCGCCGGCAAGCCCAGAAGGGCCCGTTTTTCGGCCTGTGTCAGGAAATCCGCCTGTGACACGCGGCCCCACTGGGCATCCCGTTCGGAGGACAAGGCCGGGACCTGATCCAGATCGGGTTTCAGTGAAAGCCGTTCACCCGAGTAGTCTTCCAGCCAGTTGGCCAAAGCCGCCGTCACCCGCGTGGCCAGAGGCAACACGGTCAGCCGATAGAAGGCCCGGTGGGCTTCCTGATAATTCGCGTAGGTGGCGTCGCCCGGAATGCCCAGCAACATCGGCGGCACTCCAAAGGCCAGCGCGATCTCGCGTGCGGCGGCCTCCTTGGTCTTCTGGAATTCCATGTCGGACGGGCTGAAGCCCATCGGCTTCCAGTCGAGCCCGCCTTCCAGCAGCATCGGGCGCCCGGCATTGCGCGCGCCCTGGTGATAG